ATGCAAAACTTTATTAAGTTTTCAAAAAACTTTTATGGAAAGGTGACGTTTAATTGTACTTTAAATTGGTATAATATATATCATATAGATGAATTTTTAGAATATGCTGACGACTTTAATACGCCCGTGTCAATACAATACGTGGAAAATCCGTCATATTTAAATATTAGCAATTTACCGATAGCTATAAAAGAAATTGTTTGTAATAAATTTAAAGATACGAAAGACGAAAGAATTAAAAAAATTATAAGACGAATGATGATTGATGGCGAAGATCAATCTGATAAATTTTGGAAACATATAAATTATTATGATAAGCTGAGAGGCAACGATTTTAGAGTTGCTTTCCCAGAGTGGAGTAAGATTCTTGAGAGCGTGTAACGCACCCTTCAACAACATGTATATTACACTTCAAGGCAGGGTTTCCCCTTGCTGGAAACTGCCTGGGTTTTGCGAGACTTGGAGTAAAGATAAATCTTTAATGGATATATGGCAAGGTGAAACGTTTCAAAAATACAGAGATGCTTTAAGTCAAAATGTATTTTTAGATCGGTGTATGGAATGCAAAAAAGATATTGATAATAATATCTGGCCATTGGCGAAAGCATACGAAAAGTTTCCAGTAAATACTATGCCATCTCTTATGGAAATTGAATTAAGCAATCAATGTAATCTTGAATGCATTATGTGTAATGGCAATTTAAGTTCCGGCATTAGAAAAAACAGAGATAAGCTTCCTCCTTTACCTCAAATATTTGATAATTCGTTTTTAGAACAAATGCGAGAGTTTATTCCACACCTTACTGAATTAAGAGTAAATGGTGGTGAGCCTTTTGCTCAAAAAATATTATTAGATTTACTTGATGTTGTAGCTGAAATTAAACCGGAGCTTAAAGTTAATATCGCGACTAATGGTACTGTTTATAACAAAAGAGTTCAAGGAATACTTGATAAATGTAATATCCATTTAAATATTAGTATTGATAGTTTAATTCCAGAACGATATGAAGAAATACGAGTAAATGGTAACTTTGTTACGCTTATGAAATACTTTGATATATTTAAAAATTATTGCCATACAAATAACCGAAGTTTATCCATTATGGTTAACCCTATGAATATGAATTGGGATGAGATGATAGAGTTTGTAAGGTTTACTGATAAACACAAATGCAATCTTTGGTATAATACTATTTTATATCCAACACATGTTACGCTTAAACATTTACCCGGCACAAAGCTTGCTGCTATTATTGATGATATGAAAAAAGAGCTAAATACAATTATAGGTTTTAGAAACTATGACAAAGCAGAACATCTAATAAGCCAATTAGAAAACTGGTGCTTAGATTCTTTAGATGGAACTCGAATTGATTTATATACTGATGGAGGGAGTTTGATTAATGCAACCCGATAATATTATATTTGTAAAACATGGTACTAAATATAATGCTGAGCATGTAAACAGATTACGTGACCAACTTATGGAATATTATAAGTGTGCTTATATGTGTTATACCGATGATCCGATTGGTGTTGAAATTGAAACAATACCATGTTTTAAAAAACCAACTTTAAAATATTGGTGGAACAAGTTGGCCATGTTTAGTAAAGATTTTCCAGCACGAGGTAAATGTTTATTCTTTGATTTAGATATGGATATAAAACGCGATCCATCAGAATATCTGAAGTGGAATGGCTTAACAATAATAAAAGACTATTGGAAAGATGATTTGTATATGGCCCCGCATGCTTATGACGTGCACATAAATAGTTCTGTAATTACGTGGACCGCAGGTGAACAAAATCATATATGGGAACACTTCTTATCTAATAAAGATTATTTTATGAGAAAGTATGCAGGCATTGATAGATTTTTAGTTCACGAAGGTTTAAAATTTAACACGTTTGAGCACGGGCTGGTTAACAGCGTCGCTAATCCTTCTGAATGGAATGCGCCAATTGATATGTATAATGGATTAAAATATGATGTACAAAGAAGAAGTTTATAAAAATGCTTTAGAAATAATCCGGCAAATATATGAAGAGTCGAAGTATAATCCAGATGTGGATTTATACAGAAGCTTAGATATTATTACTGCAACTAATGATGCCCAATTAACGAGCAAAGAATGGCTGGTTAATAATCTAATTCAATACTTAGGCAAAAAGTATCTTGCGTTTCCATTGCGAGATGTTTTAATAATGGGCAGTTGGTATGGATTAACAAGCGCTATATTGCGTCAACATATTTCGGATAATGTTAAAATATGGAATATAGATTCTGATCCTTTATGCGCTGAATACGGATATAAACTAAACCATCACGAAAATACTATTCACGTATCAGACGACGCTATTGAATATTACTTTGATAGAGCAGATGCATTCCAATTAATTATTAATACAAGTTGTGAGCATATGGAGCAAGAGGATATTCGTATGATATTGAATTCAAAACCTATTGATACTATAGCTTGTTTTCAAAGCAATAACTATCATAACGAGGCAGAGCATATTAACACACATAATAGTTTGGATGAGTTTGTTGACTCATTACAATTAGCTAGTGTTTATTATAAAGGTAAAATGAGCCCTTCTGAGGACTATACAAGGTATATGGTGATAGGAATATGAGTAGAGTAGTCTTTACAACGTATGATGATATTGATCACGTGGTCGATCGATGGGGCGGAAACGTACACCAAATAGATCAAATAAAAGAATACAAAGATCGTTTACTAGATAATAAAAAAATGTACGCTGATAAAATTGGTGCTGACTTTAAGTTTTATGATAATACTATGAAAGACTTTGAGGTTGATGCTGGATTTGATTTTGCTAAGGTAAATTTATATAAACATTATTTAATGGCTCAATTAGCTGAAGAGTATGACGAAGTAATGTATGTTGATATGGATGTTTTATTTAATACTGAGCTTAATGTATTTGAAGAGCTTGACTTAGAAAAAGGCATTCATATTAAAGACCAAGACGATAAAATTGTTAATAAAAATATTAAAGAAATAATATTTCAATCAGTCGGTCAACGCAGTCCTACAATTAAATACCATATTACTAAAGACTTATTAGATGGACAAGATAACCATGTAATGAACACAGGTATTATGATTGGTAAATCCAAACATATAAAACAAATTCATTATTACGATCGTATGATGGAAGCAATAACAAAAATAGAACAAATTAAATCGGATAACCTTGAAAGAGAAGATGGATCTTATTTAAGAGTGTATGATTATCCAAATAACGAAAGCATATTTTCTTATATCATGGAAAAGTATAATGTGCCATATGTATTAATGGATAAAGAATGGCATTATATTATTAGTGATCCAGAAAAAATTAACTTTGATGACATTAAAATAGCTCATTTTGTTAACAAAAAGTTTAATATGTATTTTGAAGATAAAACAAAACTTATCTATTCAATTTATATTGAAATACCTGATGAACGATTAGATAATCCAAGAGGACACAGTGACGATCCTGTTAATAAAAGCTTGAGAACAAAACAGCGTTTAAGTAATTACAAAAAAGAACTAATTAAAAATCATATGGATTATGCTGCAAGTGTAGGTGCAGATTATATTAACTTTAGGCGAGACGACGAGTATGAAGAGTTTTTTAATAGGTTTCCAGATTTATCTGAATATGATATTATTAATTTATATAAAGTTCACCTTTTAGATAAACTTACAAAAACCACGGATTTAGTTTTGTATATAGATTATGATGTGGTATTTAACAAAGACATTGACGCGTTTAATTTCTTAAAGGCCGAATCGTGTCTTTGCTGTGATATATCGTCAGGCGAAGATGCTGGTGTTACCCCTAACGTTCGTGGTTATTTTGAAAAATATGAAAAAGACTTTCGGAATCCTCAAGCTAAATATTGGAATTGCCATGCGCTGCTGCAAGAGGAAGACCTTGATGGAGACAATAAAGTGTTTAACACCGGTATTATGATGGCAAGCAGAAAAGTAATGGATAGTTTAAATTATTTTGATGGTATAGATAACGTTCTTGAAACAATGAAAGAGCTTAAAGAATTTTCAATGTATCCACCAGCTATACAAAAATCGTTTGGTTATGATAATGAAACTATTATGTCTTATAAAGTTCAGATGAATAATGTACCAGTATATCCGTTATCCGAAACTTGGCATTATAAGCATGATACTCATAA